TGGTTTTGTCTTGTTTTAACCTTAACTCGTTTCTTTAAAAAGTAAAATCATGTCTCTAAAGTGACATTTTCATAGAATAAAATTATACTTTTTTAGGTGACATTTTCACTGACTATTGACATATTCAGATTTGTGCTATTTATTGGACCGGATGCAAAATTTTTTTCAAAAAAACATATTGCATTCATTTAATTATTATGATATTATATTCTATGTCGCAATCACAAAATATCCATGCCGAAGTGGTGGAATTGGCAGACGCGCTGGACTCAAAATCCAGTGAGGCTCAAACCTCGTGTGGGTTCGACTCCCACCTTCGGCACCAGAACTATTCGCACAAACATATAATTTTCGTAAAAATAAGAGCCGATAACGGTTCTTATTTTTATTATTTTTCGTATTTCTGCAAAAATCTTTTGAAAAGCAAAACATAAAACAAATAATAGTCATTATCTAACCAAAAATAAGGCCAGTCGGCCTTATTCTGCTATACAGCTTGTCAAAGTCTTGCTGAAAATGTAAGAGGAACAATTACTCCCCCTACTTTCTGCTTTCTAATGATTCAGCTGTAACTTTTCCCATTTCTTAATATTATTATACTTCAATTCCTGGAACTCATCAAGCGACTTAACACCTAAATCTTTGCCTAAAACTTCCTTATATTTCTCATACTGCTTCTTGTCAGCATACCTGTTCTTCCACTTCTTTTCAGCAAGCAAAGCCTCTGGATTGTTCTTAATATATTTATCATACCATTCTTCATATGTCATATCTGCAGGTACTTCATAAGTTTTGCCTGTTATTGGGTCTCTTGCTACTCTTGTGCTATCTTCATCATCTTCATAATATGGTACCGTTGTAGTCCTGCAGAATGGATGAAAAGGTGGATAATTCACTCCTACTGTTACTTTATCTATATCATACATCTTACCATCTTGCTCTCTACAAATCTCTGATGTTCTGTGGTCCAAAGTAGCCAATATCTGATATTTCTCCACCCCATCTTCTTTATAGGCCGCTAAAGTTGCCTGCTCAATAATAAAGCTACTCTCTGTATGGAGCAGCCTGTATGCTTCATATTCTTTTGTATTAAACCTCTTTGCGAAATCTCTTGCTAATGTTTGAGGATTCCTGCCTTGTATCAGCATAGTAGTAATATATTCGGTAAGAACTTGTAGCATATGGTCCTTTTGTTTCCATATTCTTGTTGAAAAGTCTGCACCATTAAAAGGATATCTTATCAATTCATCAATTGTTCTAGGGTTTATTTGTGCAAACTCCTGATGGAATCCATGATACTGGTCTATATTAAACCATGTCCGATAATATGAATCCTTATATACTTCCTTTAGTAACTCTTGGCCTTTATACTCATATTCAATAGCATATAATCTTTGTAAAATAGCATCTATTTGTTCTAACAACGCCTGGTATCTTGTTATTCTAGCCTTGATAGATTTATTGTTAGCTCTTGATTGTATTCACCCATATACTCATTGACCAGATCAATAAATTCCTGTAGTTCCCCAATTTCCATTTTGTTTAACCTTATCTGGGCATCAGCATAGGTTAACTTGTTCTCCTTGGCATACCGCATATAAAAATCGTTTATAACACTAAGAATTTTCCTTCTAGACTGCTTAAATGCCTTCTGCAAACCTTTATAATACTCATTTACTTTCTTTTCACCAGCCAGATACTTTCGTTCCTGTCGTTTCTTCCAGTAGGTTAGAGCTTTTTGATTCATTAGGCATCACCTATTCCTATCTACCAGATAACATTATAGGACTGCAGAAATACAAACATCCAAATTATTACGTTTATCAAACAAATAACTCTATCTTTGACTGTTTCATCCTTAATAACGCCAACTAGTGAAAACACAAAACCTATTGCAGAGAATATCAGCAGCACCCACGATATAATTTTCATTCTACTCCTCCTCTCCTTCCCCTCTGTCAAACATTGGCGGCTCATCTGATTTATTTTCTTCCTGAATCTGCTTTATTTCTTCCTCAACATCTTCCACCCAAGGATGATTAGCGATTATTGTTCTGTCGGAAATAATGCCTTTGCTGTTTAAACAGTCTGCGATTGCTTGTGACTCATTAACAGCTATGTCTCGATTAAATACTATTGTTATTTCTTTATCTGATACAGGCTGTTTTGTTATCTCTAAGTACTTATTTACAAAATATAAAAGCTGTTCAAATCCCCATTTAAACCATTCTTCAAGAGCATTACATTTTAGATCCAATCCTGCATAAAGGAATCTAAGTGCTATACCGGAAGGCGCATTGCCGATTTTATCTTTGTCCTCATCAACACCTTGACCAAAATCAAATATATCCTTCTTCAACGTTTCCCAGTGCTTTTCTGCTGCTTCGATATTTATTGTGCTTTCAATCTTATCAAGTCCGCCATCTTCGTCAAGCTTAACTGCCCTATAATACGCCAAATCCCTCATAAAATCACTTAGACTTTCCCCACCATATCCTCTAAGCGCAAATACTACATTTTTGATGTCTGTTAACAGGTTAGATATATCTGAACGGGTCCTATCGTAGTCATCAATGAGAGTTTTAATGAACTGCAGGTCAGGCAACTCCATATCGTTATTCTTGAAAGGTATAAATGGCACCTTGCCCCACGTAGCAGGTTCTCCATCTACTTCAAAATGCGGAAGTAAAGTTCCGTCACCTTCTGCGTCTAATATAACTTGCCCATCGCTATTTAGCTCATAATATTCGACTCCATCAGGGGTATGATATTCAATTTTTGTAACTATTTTCTTCTCTTTTCCTTCGTAGACTTCCAAATCATAATATCTTATAAACGCCTGCAATTCTTCATGGTCGTTATCAGTCCAAATAGGCGCGCATTGTTCAGATGGTATCCTCATTGTCTTAAAATTCCCCTCTGCATCAATGTACACGTGTAACCAAGCAATCCCTTTATTGCTGGCTTCTATACCTAGCTGAGCTAATCTTTTTTGAAACCTTCTGCCTAAAACCTCTTGAACCCTCTTAAGGTAATCTTTATCTTCGCATACCATGGTATAAGGTTTCAGTAGTAAATAATTGATTTTATCGTCTACTAGATTACGCATAAAGCTATGAGCCAGTCTATTGTTAGTTTTAGTCTCATCTACAACCGGTTTCTCGTCCTCATAACGAATCATCTTTCGGTTTAAGATGTCATTTTCTGCTTTATAATATTTCTCTCCTTTAATCATCATTTCCCGTTCTTTTGAGCTATTGAATTCATTTATAAATATCTTTATAATTTCTTTTTTTGTCAGCATATTAATGCTATTATCAAATACTATCAATCTTGTCACCTCACTTAAACACCTGAATACTTGGACCTTTCATATCATCTTCAAGAGCATATCTTACTGCGTCTATAGTATGATTATCCCGATCTGGGAAATTAGCCTTAAAATTACCGTCTTTATCTTTTTCGAGTTCGTAGTTTAAAAACTCTCTGGCCGTATTAGGACACCTTTCAGCATCTATGATAATCTCCTCTAGGTCCTGAAGAAATTTGATTCCATATTCCACGCTATCAGGGCCTTTCTTTGCTCCCTTTACTCGTAATCCATATTCTTTTAACTCTGCTATTGATTTTGGCTCTGCGTTATCCGCAACTATAAGTCCGTTGTGTTTGTTTTCTTCTTTTATTAACTTCGCTGCCTTTCCGTTGCTCAATCCTACTTTGTATATCTCATAAAATATATAAAGCTTCCGCCTTGTCTTATCATAATGCATAACGTTGTAGACGAACGGATCCACCGCATATCCAAAGTCGATCCCTCTTTTAATCCTGTCAAATTCTTTAATTTCTTCGTCCGTTATTTCTCTTATAGTCACATTAGTAAATACTTCTCCACCGGTGCCCGTAACTTCGCCTAAATATTCATGCCTGTATGCTCTCTCGTTAATCTTTTTGAGATGTTCTGCTTCAATAAAAAACTGTTCCCCAAGCCATTCACGAGGAACAGTTAAATATGTGCTATGATGCACTTTTCTGTCTGGATGCCTTATTGTAACTTCGTTGTTCACCCAATTTCTTTGGTTGTCTGGAGGATTAAAAGAATAAAATACATCAAACTTATCGCCACCACGTAACAGAGATTGATTGATAATTCGGATTTCTTCCATTCCATTAAATTCGTCTACTTCTTCGTACCATACATACCGGATATAGCCAGATTTAACTTTGATTGATTTTATTTTCTTTGGTTTATCTGCGCCACGAAATAATATCCTTTGTCCTGTTGGCGCATATATAAGTTCTAAAGGGCTTAAGCGTGCTACCCAATAATCGCTAACACCTAACTTTTCTATAGCCCATAGCAATTGTTCATACACACTGTCTTTTAGATTAACCCCCACTTTTCTCAATGCAACAGCGTGTGTGCCTGGATTTTTCATTATTCCTAGTATTATTTCAATGCTTATAAATGATGATTTTGTACTTCCTCGTCCGCCTTTTAGCCAATAGTGCGTATATCTTTTTTTATATCGTTATGAAGCTCGTAAAAAGACGGAGCTATCAGATCGGATAATTTAATCTCCCTCATCTACATCATCTTCTATATCATCAATGATTTTTACAATGCTGTTGTTATCTGTTTGCTGCTTATCGGTCCACATAGCATATCGTTTACCCAATAATTCAGCAGTTTTAATTCTATCCCTTGCTGATATCTGCTTCTTTACTACTCTTGCCCTGCTCTCATCTTCACCTATACCTTCTACGACTACAACTTCTTCCTCTATCTCACCACGCATAGCGGCGGTAAGATGCTTAAGGACTTCTTCTGCTTTTGCTATTCTTTTATCTTCTAGCTCTTTTAGCCTTTCATCAATGTACGATTTAATGTTAGGTTTTGTTAAGTTTTCAGCACCAATAAATCTTGCTGTTTTTTCGCTATATCCTGCCCTGATTGCTGCTTCTGTAGCATTGCCGGTCTCAATGTAATAATCACAAAATCTCTTTTGCTTTTCTGTTAGCTTCACATCACCTCACCTGCCTTAAAAATGTGCATGAAAAAAGAGCCTTGTTATCGGCTCTCCTTAAGTAATTTTAATTCGGATTTATTGCCAACCCTATTGCAAGTTTCAGTCATTCTTCAATATTGAGAGTGTAAAAAAATCTGTGCTTAAGTGAAATTATACGCTCTTTTCTGGCAAGAATCAAAATAATAATAAAGCCAGAAAGGAGCATATTATATGGCAACATTACCAAAGGAAGTTTTACGGAGTATGATTAATGAAGGAAACGTAAAGACAGCAGAAGATCTCCATGCTTATCTAAAAGAAATGTTTAAAGACGTCCTTCAGGAGATGCTAGAAGCAGAACTTGAACAAGAACTAGGATATTGTAAAAGAGATAGGAAAAATAAACAAACTGATAACCGCAGAAATGGCTATACAGAAAAGACTGTAAAGACTCAGTTTGGAGAAATGAAAATTGATGTTCCGAGAGACAGAGATGGTGAATTTGAGCCAATAGTAGTACCTAAACATAAAAGAGATATATCAGGGATAGAAGAGAAGATAATATCTCTTTATGCTAGAGGCATGACAACCCGTGATATACATGAACAGATAAAAGATATTTATGGCATTGAAGTTTCTGCTGAAATGGTAAGTAAAATAACTGATAGCATTATTCCATTAATTAAAGAATGGCAAAATAGACCACTAGATCCCATTTATCCTTTTATATTCTTAGACGCTATACACTACAAGGTAAGAGAAGAGGGGCAGATTAAGAGTAAAGCAGCCTATGTTGTATTAGGAGTTAATTTAGAAGGATTTAAAGACATCTTAGGAATATGGATAGGCGAAAGCGAATCATCTAAATTTTGGCTTGGAGTTTTAAATGAATTGAAACACCGTGGTGTAGAAGATGTATTAATTTTTAGCGTTGACGGCTTAACAGGACTAAAAGAGGCCATCGAAGCAGTTTATCCTAAAGCCGAAATTCAAAGATGTATAATACATCAGCTTAGAAATACTTTTAAATTTGTCAGTTACAAAGATTTAAAAGAATTCTCTAAGGATTTTAAAGAGGTCTATAAAGCTGTAAATGAAGAAGTAGCACTCGATAAACTAAGCAAAATCGAAGAAAAATGGGACAGGAAATATCCATATGCAATAAAAAGTTGGAGGACTAACTGGGATGTATTGTCTCCCTTCTTTAAATATCCGCAAGAGATAAGAACAGTAATGTATACCACAAACATTATAGAAGGTGTTCATAGGCAGTTTAGGAAGGTGACTAAAACCAAATCAATTTTTCCCACAGATCAGGCTCTAGAGAAAATGCTTTACTTAGCGAGCTAAATGGTACTAAAGAAATGGACTCAAAGATACAGAAATTGGGATTCTATATTAAATCAGATAATTATATTTTTTGAAGAAAGAGTAGAACAATATCTTTAGTACAGCTACTGAACCTTGCAAATAATAAATAGCGGATTACAGGCCTTTAATACAGCCTATAGGCTTTATTAAAGGCCTGTAACCCAACAAAATGCTTAGTTTATCTTCCAACGCATATAAAACTATATGTAGCAATAGATGTAGTACCCCATAATTTAAATTATTACCCAAATTAATCATTTTAATGCATAAAATGTTATGGCATTGGAAAATATAAAATATATAGTTAGTTAACAAATTTACCTTTTAAACCATAGCAATAATTTCTTGCCAGATTAGGGCAATCGGTTTACTTAAAACACAAAATTATTTACACCCTCTTTTCATATGTCTGACAGCAAGTTTGACTCTTTCACTGAACCTGATTTGCTTCTATAATAATTTTTTCATATATTAACAGTTGGCTATATTTTTTCATAGTCCGAGCGTTAAAATGATGTTGTTGAAATAAATTTAGATATTCTTCTTCTCTTCTGATATATTTTCCCCTATCTAGAAAACACATTAACCTACTTCTAAAATTAATTTTGTCACATATATAAGGCTCTATTAAGATAATTTTTCCATCAGGTTTTAAAATTCGTTTGAACTCTTCAAAATATGCATGTATATTAGAATCTGGGATATGGTGTAAAACGGAGATAATAAGAATATAATCTATAACTCCATCCGAAACAGGAAAATGAGAACTGCCAATAGTTTTATAACTAAAACTTCGCACTTATAAAAGCGGCTACGTACCTTGAAAATCCAACATTGTTTGACAAAAATATAGCATGAACCTCCTATTTTTGGTATAATTGAATCGGATAAAACCAAAAAACC